TTGTATCGACAAACGGGCACGGACAAACCAATGACAATTTTCAGAACTTCATGCGTCGCGCTGGTCGCGATGCTTTCAGCTATCCCGGCGGTCGCGGCGACCCGCGATTTCGCCAAACCCTGTAACGAACTGTTTCCAGTCGCGTCGTCGGCCATGACGTCGTCCGGATTCGCGGTCAAAACCAGCGACGCGGCGGGCGGAATTCTGGCGATGGAATACGCGGGGCAACCGCTCGCCTACAGTTTCTTTTTCGGCAAGGCGGACCCGCTCATCGCGAAGTACGTCGAGGGCGGCGACCGCATGAAAAAGAAATTTCGCGGCGTTTCGTTCACGGCGGCGGACTTCGCGTTCATCCCGCATGAGACCGGATGCCGCGTCAACCTGAGCATTGGCATCGCCGGTATCAACATCGCGGCGGACACGCGTAATGCCAAATGGGACCGGACCGGCACGGCGCTCGCCAGCAACGGCACGGCGGAGTCGGAAGCGCTCGACAAAATCGAACGGACTATGCAGGACGAAAACGCGCGATAATAAAACCCGCAGTTGCTTTCGTTGGGTTTGGCAATTTGGATGACCTTCCCGCTCGCGGTATCTCCTAACCGCGAGCGGTTTTTTGTTGTATTCTCAGATTTCCACCCACGCCGTACGGGACCAGGCGCTGAAAACAAGCGATAGCATCCCGTCTCCCAATGCAGTATGCTTTTTAACCCCGTCTCCAAATCGCTTCGCGGCGCACTCACCGGGCGCTATCTTCCGCGCGTCGCGGTCACCGGTTCGTCCGGCATTCCGATTCGCCACGTTCCCGGCGCAACCGCTCAGGCGATGGCCAGCGCGGGCGTCGTAACTCCCAAACCATCCGCCGGAAAAATCCGCGAAGTCACGCTCACCTACCCGGCCAGTTCACACGCTCAGCGAATCGGCGAACCGTCTCCGCCATCACTGGGCGGCGTGAAATTCACCCGCTGGCAACGGCTCGACCAGTCGGGCACCCGCGTTATCGAACACCACCCACGCGCGCTATGGATTATCTGAGCGTATGCCGCAGTCCGCGCTGCAACCCTGTCTCGAACCGCGTTGCTCCGGCTACCGCGAACGCGGCTCCAGCTATTGTACGGTTCACCGGTCATTGGAAAAACCCGCGTTCGATGGCGTTCCGAATGTCGAGTACGGATACCACGCCTCGAATACGAACCGAACCTTCCGCCGTCTCCGCGCGGGGTGGCTTATGCGGCATCCGCTCTGCAACCGGTGCGGCGAACCCGGCGGCGTACTCGATCACGTCAAACCGCATCGCGGCGACCGCGACCTGTTCTGGTCGCAGGCCAACTGGCAGACGCTCTGCACGCGCTGTCACAACCGGAAGACCGCCAGTGAGGCGGGAAGTTCACCCAAGGCTTTCAGCGGAGGGTAAAACGGCATAGCGAAATATGGAACGCCTTCTCCAGTGTCGCGAGTGTCGCGGCTGGTACGGCGAAGTGTTTTTTGCGCGGATCGGTTCAGGCAAGAATTCTGGCCTGAAAACCTGTCGCTGTATTGGATGCCGGTTAACCCGGCGAACGCGGGCAAAAAATGAAGGACAGCGGTTTATCGTCAAGGCGCGGAATGCTATCAAAACCCACAGCGAACGGTTTTTAAAAAGCGGCATTATCGCGTCGGCTACTGAACTGGCGGATCGGTTCGGATGGAAACACGACCGAATGGCTCATGACATTGAACACGCTGTTAAGAATGGCTGTCCCTATTGCTGTCGACCGTTTGCGGAGATGGCTAACGGTCTCGCAGACGTTACGCTCGATATCGTCGACCCGGCTCAATCGCCCTATTACGCGACAAATACCCGATGGTGTTGTATGACATGCAACCGCGCGAAATCCAAAACTGACCCGAATTTATGGTCGGAAAAATTACGCTGGTGGGATGAGTGGCGTAAGCGGCGCGAGGTAATGGAAGCGGACCCAATGTTTGACACATTGTTCGAGGGCGTCGGAATACAGGGCGTTCTGACATTCACGTAGTCTGATGGAAAAGATTGAAGTTCATTTCGGCTCTCCGCTTCGCGTCGTGGTGCAGGAAGCACCATCACCGGCGAACGGCTGGGCGGTTGTCGGGTTGCAGGTGGAACAATTCACGGTCAAAGGAGAAAACATGTCGGCATCAATGGGAGTAGGCACGCACGCGACGGTATCTGTCGAATGGCACGACAAGGGCGGAAACCCGGTCGGCGTTGAGAAGGGCACGATGTCATGGGCATCGAGCGATACGGCGGTTTGCGAGGTAACGGTCGCGACCGGCAACCCGCAGATTGCGAACCTGTACGCACCCAGCAAGATCGGCAAAGTACAGATTCATGCAACCGGCGACGCGGACCTCGGCGACGGCGTCCAGACCGTGACGGCGACGATTGATGTCGAGGTCATCGGCGGACAGGCAATCGCGGGTGAGATCACGTTCTCACAGAACGTGGCGCAAGGTCCCGGCACAACGACCGCACCCAAAACCGCACAGCGGCGATGACGTCCATAAATTCAGACCCGGCCTCTGAATTTTCACCACCCCCCTGTTACTTCTCCGTACCCGCCATACCGGGGCTTGCAGCGTCCGGCGTCACGGGTACGGGCTTGTCCCGCCGGAACCGGAACCGGCGCGCTGCAGCGGCTCCCAACGCCGGGAACCGGCATCGTACGCAGACGGCGGACCGGGGGCAGGACCGGGGGGATAGGGGGGTCAAAAATCCGGCGCGGTTGCTGAAAAGTGGTTTGCCAGTGAAATTTTTGCGTCCGCACAAAAAAAACCGGGGGACTCCCCTCTCCGGGAGAGTCTCCGGCGCTTTAAAACACTCGCCATTGCGCTGTACAGCCTGCAGGACCGCTCGCGTCGGACCAAATCGGGGAAATACACGGAACTTTCGGTATGGGTAAGGCTTCAAGGAGTCCGGCTCCGGTCTCGATTCTGGAATCGTATCCGGTCGAGATGGTCCCGCTGGCCAGTCTCCGGCCTCACCCCCGGAACTACCGGACGCACCCCGCCGACCAGCTTGCCCATCTCGTTCAGAGCATCCGCGAACACGGCCTATACCGCAATATTGTGATTGCACGCGACAATACGATTCTGGCCGGTCACGGCGTCGCTCTGGCCTGCGGCGACATCGGCATGGACTCAGTGCCGGTCCGCCGTCTGCCGGTCGATCCCGAAAGCCCGCAGGCGCTGAAAATTCTGGCCGGTGATAACTCGATATCGCATCTGGCCGAAGTCGATGACCGGGCGTTCACGGAAATTCTGAAGGAAATTCACTCTCTGGACAGTCTGCTCGGAACCGGATACGACGCAGCGATGCTGGCGAATCTGGTATTCGTCACGAGGCCGGAGGGCGAGATCCGGGACCGGAACGAGGCCGCGGAGTGGCTGGCCGCAGGACTTTCACCCGAACTCGATAACGGCCCGGTACCGGCGCGCCTGATTATCAGCTTCGCCACCGAAGCCGACCGCCAGACCTTTGTGGAAAAGACCGGCATCGTAATCAGCCTGAAGCACTCGGCCAAGGTCTGGACTACATGGTGGCCGTACCGCGATCAGGAAGACGCCAGATCCGTCCGCATCGTTGCAGCCGGAACCGCGATGGAGGCCACGGTATGAGCCGCTATCCGGTATACGTCATCTCCAAGGGCCGTCACGACCGCTGTCTGACCGCCAGATTTTTCGTCCGCGACAAGGTTGATTTCCGGCTGGTGGTGGAACCGCAGGAAGCCGACCTTTACGCGGAACAGTTCGGACGCGACCAGTTGGCGATCCTGCCTTTTTCCAATCTCGGTCTCGGCTCGATCCCGGCGCGTAACTGGGTCTGGGAAGACTCGATCCGGCTGGGCTTCGACCGGCACTGGATCTTCGATGACAACATCTACACCATCGAACGCCGACTGTACGGTCGGCGCATCTGGTGCGATTCCGAAATCGCCCTGGTCGCGCTGGAAGACTTCACCGACCGCTACGAGAATATCGCTATCTGCGGCATGAACTACCACATGTTCGCTCCGGCCAATATCGTCCGCCCGCCGTTCGTCGCCAACTGCCACGTCTATTCGTCGCTCCTGATCCGGAATGACCTTCCGTACCGCTGGCGGGGCCGGTATAACGAAGACACCGACCTCTGCTTACAGGTGCTGGCCGGAGGCTGGTGCACGGTTCTGGTGAACAGTTTCCTGATTAAAAAAGTCCCTACGCTGACCATGAAAGGCGGCAACTCCACCGAACTCTACAAGGGCGACGGGCAGCTGAAAATGGCGCGGTCGCTGGAACGCATGTGGCCGGGAGTAGTCGAGACCCACCGCAGGTTCCGCAGACCTCAGCACGTTATCAGGGACGCGTGGAAACGTTTCAATACGCCGCTGATTCGCAAGGCTGACGCGCCAGCCGCCGACCCCGAAAAATACCGCATGGAAGTGAAGCACATGCAGCCGATTAAATCGGCCACGCTCCGCGAAATGGTCTCGCAGGTGAAAACGATCTGATGCCCCGCCGACCGATACCGACCGCGTTAAAAATTATTCGCGGCAACCCCGGTAAGCGCAAACTCAACCAGCACGAACCGAAGCCTGTCGGCGATCTGGCCGGACCGCCGGAACACTTCGACGCGGAGATGGCCGACGTCTGGAATTACGCCATTACCAACGCGCCACCCGGCTTGCTGAAAAAAATCGACTCCGCGATTCTCGAAACGTGGTGTACGGCTCACGTCCTGCACCGGCGGGCGGCGCGCGAGGTCTCCAAGTTCGGGATGCTCATGAAAGCTCCGGTAACCGGCCTGCCGATTCAGTCTCCGTTCCTGCCGGTCGTCAACAAGCAGGCGCTGATCATGATGCGGGCCTGCGATCACCTCGGTTTCTCTCCGGCCTCGCGGACCCGCATTGCCACCGGTGAAGGGTTGACCGGTACCAGCGACTGGGACGCTATTACCAGAACCGGCTGATCCTGAATGCCCGCTCTGACCAGAACATGCCCGCAAGTCGCGCGGGGGTGGGAGTATGCCCGCGATGTGGCGGCGGGGCGGGTGGCAGCGGGAAATCTGGCGGCGCTGGCGTGCCAGCGTCATCTGGCAGACCTCGAACGGTGGGCGGCGGCAGACTCGCCGTTTTACTTCGACCCCAAAGCGGCAGAGCGAGTCTGCGACATCATCAGCCGTTTTCCCCATATCAAGGGAATCTGGGCGCAACACCGCAAGCGGATTGAACTCGAACCGTGGCAATGCTTCCTTGTCTCGGCGGTGTTCGGCTGGAAATGCCGCGAGACCGGAACCCGCCGGTTTCGCGTGGTCTATATCGAAGTTCCCCGCAAGAACGCCAAATCGACCCTGACCTCCGCCGTCGGCTTGTATCTGATGGCGTGCGACGGCGAGCAGGGAGCACACGTCGTCTCGGCGGCGAACACGCGGGATCAGGCCAAACTGCTGTTTTCCGATGCACAGATAATGGCGCGGCGCGAGACGGGCTTCCGTCAGAAATTCGGGGTCGAGGTGCTGGCTCACGCCATCGTGCAGATCGAGACCGCATCCCGATTCGAGGCGCTCTCGGCGGAGCATTCCAATCTCGACGGGCTGAATCTTCATGCGGCGCTGATCGATGAACTCCACGCGCACCCGACGCGCGGGCTGTGGGACGTGCTCGAAACCGCGACCGGCTCGCGGGCGCAACCGCTGATCTGGGCGATTACAACGGCGGGACTAAATCGCGCGTCGGTGTGTTATGACCAGCGCGGCCATGTCATCGACATTCTGAACGGAACCGTTTCGGACGAATCGTATTTCGGAATCATTTACACGACCGACGCGGGCGACGACCCATGGGACGAGGCGACGTGGATTAAGGCAAACCCGAATTACGGTATCTCGATCTATCCGGAAAGTCTCCGCAGCGAGGGCAAGCGGGCACAGGTTATGCCATCGGCGCAGAATGCGTTTCTGACCAAGCATCTCAATATCTGGGTCAATGCCGCGACCGCGTGGCTTCCGGCGGGCGCGTGGGAAAAATGCGCGGACCCGGAACTCGACATCGAGGACTTCCGGCGGGAACGCTGTTACATCGGAATCGACCTCGCGCTCCGTTCCGACATCGCGGCGCTCGTTATCGCGTTTCCGCCCGCAACCGGGCGCGATTACTGGGCCGTGTTCGGGCGGTTCTATCTGCCGGAGGAAACCGTTAACCGGAGCGAGAACGCGCATTATCAGGGCTGGGAAACGGCGGGCCGTCTCATCTCGACACCGGGCGCGATTACCGATTTCGACTATATCCTCGACACGCTCGCCGATATGTGCGCAGCCTACCAGGTAATCGAAATCGCGCTCGACCCGTTCGACGCGGGTCCGCTGATCGCGAGCATCGAGAAACGCGGAATGCCGCGACCGGTCGAAATCCGCCAGACGGCTCCCAATCTTTCACCGGCGATGGTGGAACTGGAAGGGCTGGTTCTCGGTAAACGCATCCGGCACGACGGCGACCCGCTGCTGGCGTGGATGATGGCAAATGTCAAGTGCGCGCATTCGGGAGACCTGATCAAGCCGGTTAAGGAGTCGGAAGACAAGAAAATCGACGGAGTCGTCGCGCTCATTATGACGATTGCCCGCGCTCTTCGCGCGGCACCGGTTCCCGATTTCGCGGGGCGAGGACTTTACAGTGTTTGAAATCGGCGCGGAACCTTCGACCATTACCAAGGCGCGGCAATGGCTCGCCAGCCGCATCGCTCCGCGACCGGCTCCGGCGGCTCCGGCGAAACTGGCGGGCGTCGGCGGCGGGACTCCCGGCTCCGGCGTGGGTATTAATTCACTGGGCGACCTCAACGCCATGGGCGCGCTGCAGTCGGCGGCGGTCTGGGCCTGCTGCCGGTTGATTTCACAGTCGATTGCATCGTTACCCGGTCATATTTTCGAGGAAACCCAAAACGGCAAGCAGAAAGCCTACGCGCATCCGTACTACCGCATGCTCACGCGGCAACCCAACGCGCTTATGACTTACATGCAGTGGCTTCAGACCACGGTTTTACACCTATTGCTCTGGGGCAACGCGTTTTCGCTTCCCGGCAAGGTCGAGGGCGAAGTCGTCGAACTGTGGCCGCTGGACCCGTCGCGCGTGCGGATTCTCTGGAACCTCGACGGCTCGTTCTGGTACCGCGTGTTCAGTCTGCGGGGCGTGGCGACGGATTACTCTCCGCTCGACCTGCTGCATTTCCGGATTATGTCGCTCGACGGCGTTATCGGTCTGGCTCCGATGGACTTTCACCGGATGACGTTCACGTTCGAGCAGTTATCCGGCGCTTACGCGTCGTCGCTGTACGCGAACGGCGGGCGACCGTCGGGCGTTCTCGAATATCCCGGCACGCTCCGGGACGACCAGATCACCGCGATCCGGAATTCGTGGGCGTCGATCCACGGCGGACCCGACGCGGGCGGACGCGTCGCGGTACTGGAGGGCGGCACCAAGTACACGCCGATATCGGTTCCGCTGCAGCAACTCGAATGGGTCGCGACCCAGAAATTTTCGGTCGAGCAAATCGCGCGTATCTTCGGCGTTCCGCCGCATCTGATCGGCGCTCAGGACAAAACGCCGTACGCCTCGGTCGAACAGCAGTCGCTGGAATTTTCGGAGTACACGCTCCAGCCGGTCGTTACCGGCATCGAGCAGACCATCGAGACGGAGCTATTGTCTCCGCCGTTCATTTACCGGCTCAACCTGTCGGCTTTCGCGCGGGCGGATATCAACGCGCGGTACACGGCCTACGGTCAGGGACGCCAGTGGGGATGGTTCAGCGTCAACGATATCCGCGAACTGGAAGACCTCAACCGCATCGGTCCGGCGGGCGACGTCTACCTGCAGCCGGTGAACATGGTCGCGGCGGGCAGCGACGCTTCGAACGTCGTCGGACCGTTCCCGGCACCGGAGGACGGCGCTCCGGCTCCGGCTCCCGGCGCTACGCCGGTCGTCCCGGTTATGCCGATAGCCATTCCGGACCCGACAACAGGAGCAACACCATGAAAGACCAGTTTTTCGCAGTTAAGTTCTGTTCGCTGATGGAAGCCAAAGCGGACGATCCGGCGACGGGTGAATTTTCCGGCTACGCGGCCACCTACCAGCGCGATTCGGAGGGCGACCGGATTCAACCCGGCGCATTCGCTCAGTCCATCAAAGACCGCAAAGGCAGGATTCCGATTTTTCTGAATCACGACAGGACCCAGTGGGCGGGCGCATCGACCGGCCTCGCGGAAGACGGCAAAGGTCTGAAGCTCAACGGGCAACTGTTTCTCGACACGTCGGCGGGACGCGACGCGATGGGACTGCTCAAAAACGCGGCATCGGTCGAGATGCCGGTCGGGCTGAGCATCGGATTTTTAACAAAGGACTGGGACTATGACGAGGCGTCCCAGACCCGGCTGCTGAAAGACGTGGACCTGTGGGAAACCTCGCTCACGCCGTTCCCGGCCAATCGCGGCGCGCGGGTCGATCAGGTCAAGGCACTGCGAAATTACGAGCGGCTCTTACGCGACGTAACGAACTGCTCGGCGAGCGACGCAAAGAGAATTCTGTCTCTGTTGCCGCTGTCGCTGTCCGGCGAACAGGCGGACGGCTACCCGTTCCATTCCGCGCGTGACGTTCGGGATGCGGACTTAGTCATCGACGTGCGGAGTCATCTCCGCGAACTGGAAGGGTTGAAAACATGGCAGTAGCAATTAACGACACCGAAGAAGGACGGCGGCTCATTGGCGAATTTCAGGACTCGATTAAAGAGTTTCGCGCGTGGGTCACCAAATCGCAGGACGAGTTTAAGCAGTACGGCTCGGTCCAGAGCGCAACGCAGGAACAGGTAACGACGCTGAGCAAACAGGTCGGCGACGTCATGACCCAGATGAAAGAAATGGCGGAGTCGAAGTCGAAGACCGACGAGGAACTGAAGCGGCTCCGGCAGATCGGTTTCCGTCTGGGCGCGGCGGGCGCGGCGGGCGGCGACGGCGCGGCGCTCACTCTGGGCGAGCGGTTCACCCAGTCCGACGCTTACAAGAACTCCCAGTTCTCGGGACGGTTCCGGGTGGCGTCGGCCATCAGCGGGCGGCTGCTGGAACGGAAAGCCACCGTCATCACCGAACCCGGCTCGGGCATCGTAATTTACCCGCAGCGCGTCGGGTTCTTTCTCACTCCGCCGCAACTGCCGTTAGTCATGCGGGACCTGCTCAATGTGATTCCGCTGTCGGGCACCAACGCGGTCGAGTATGTCAAAGAGACATGGACCTATGGGGCGGACTATCAACTGAATGAGGGCGACATCAAAGCTTCGGGCAATGTCGTCTATACCGATGCGACGGCGGTTGTCCGGACCATCGCCTGGTACGTGAAAATCTCCCGGCAGATGCTCTCCGACGTTCCCTATATCGCGCAAACCATCGACCAGCGGCTCCTGTACGGCGTGCTCCGAAAAGAAGAACACGAAATTCTGTGGGGCACCGGCGCGGCGGGCCACCTCAACGGCATCATGACGCAGGCTCCGGCCATGAACACCACCACTCCGCCACTGGGCACGGCTCCGTATTACAAGCTCGACTACATCATCGAGGCGATTACCTATCTGTCGTCGATGGGCTACGTTCCGGACGCGTGCATTCTGAATCCGCTGGACTGGGGTTCGATGCTCTGGGCCAAAGACTCGTCAGAACGGTATCTGCTGGCACCGTGGGGCGGTCTGGCCAGCGTCCCGGCGACGCTCTGGGGCGTGCGGATGGTCCAGTCGGTCGAGATGACGCAGGGCACGCTGCTGACGGGCGCGTTTTCCGGCAACGCGGCGCTGTTCGACCGCGAGACGGCCAACGTCGAACTCAGCTATGAGAACGAGGACGATTTCATCCGCAATCTGGCCACCATCCGCGCGGAGGAACGGGTCGCGCTGGCGGTGTTCATTCCGCAGGCGTTCGTCAAGTCGGATATCTCGACCGGTAAGCTCGCCATCGAGGGCACCAACGGCGGCACGCAACCGGCTCCGGCTCCGGCGCACACGTCGCACACGGCAAAGAAATGACCGTTGTCATTCTCAACCCGGTTGTGGTCGCGGGTAAATCGCGGCGACCCGGCGAACTGGTCGCCGTTACCGACCGCGAGGGCCAGCGGCTCATCAGGGCGGGCGACGCGCGCGAACGCGTCGCGGCGGTGCTCGAAACCAAGGACGACCCGGACCCGGAAGAACGGGGAACCGGCGACGATGCGGAGGACGAATAGATGCTGAACGCGCGGCTTGTTCTGTTATCGCTGGCGGTTGTCTGTTTCCTGCTGGCGGCGGTCGCGGTTCCGTTTCCGCGCGTTAACCTCGTCGCGGCGGGGCTGATGTTCTGGGTCCTGTCGGTCCTCATCGGAGCATGACCCAGATACCCAACGTCCGCGTATCGTTCCACGACCGCGATAACTTTATTCGCGACCTGATGACGATACTCACCGGGGCACCGGCGGCGGACGGGACGACCGATAACGTGGTCGTCCCGTCTCCGCTGTCGAAATCGGTCCGCGACGCAAACCCGATTCTCACGCTCGATCAGATAAAAGGGCATCTCCGCATCGACCCGGCGGATACCAGCGAGGACGATCAGTTAACGCTGTTCGAGATGGCGGCGCATCTCCACACGGCGAACGTTCTCCGGCTCGACATCGACACGACCGTCGGCGAAAACGTCAAACTGGCGAATCTGCTGCTTATCGCTCACTGGTACCGCAACCGCGAAACTATCGGCGATATCAAGCTCGGCGAAATTCCGCTCGCTTACATGGCGCTCCTGATGCCGGAACGAAGTTTTACGAACAGTTACTAACCCATGTCCACCATGAAAAACCCGGAAGTATACGCGGGCGACCTCGACCGGCGGGTTACGCTCCTGTCGCCGGTGTACAGCGATTATCAGGACGAAATCATCGACTGGACCCCGGTCGCGGACGTGTGGGCGTCGATGACTCCCAATTTTGGACAGGAAATCAACGAGGCGGGGCGGACCGTGGCGGTCTCTCAGATTCCGGTCGTCATCCGCTACCGGGCCGATATCGACGCGCGCTGGCGGCTCCAGATGGGCACCCGGTTTTTTGAAATCGCGGCCATTCTGAATCCGCTGGAACGGCGCGCGCAACTGCAGCTTACATGCAAGGAGGTTCTGTGACGCCACAACAACCACCGGCGAAACCCGGACACTACGAACTGGATATGACTACGGTGCGGGCGCTGTTCGACGCGATCATCGCGTACATGGGCGACGAGTGGACCCAGACCAACGTGTACGCCAATAAAGACGCGGCGGGCGCAACCAATTGCGGCATCACCTGCACCGATAAAAACGGTAATTCCTACACCTATTCGGAGCGGGTCGTCGGACCGCGCGTCTCGATTACTCCGCCGGGGGCGAACCTCGGGCCCGGCGGCGCTCAGCAGTTTACGGCGGCGGTTACCGACGCGGAGGGCAACCCGGTGGCGGGCGCTGTGGTGACGTGGGCGGTCGCGGGCGGGCACGGAACCATCAGCACGTCGGGGCTGTACCGGGCTCCGGCGGCGATTACCGCGCCTACCAGCGATACGGTCTCCGCCACTTATGCCGCGACCGGCGCTCTGGCGTCGGTAGTTGTCCAGTTGCACCCCTGAGATATGGCCAGTATTCCGACGCGCGTTTCGACGACCTCCAAGGCGTTTAAGTGGGAAGGCGTGCCGCAGATGCAGAAGCTGTTTTCCCAGTTCGCGATTGCGCTCGGTCCGGAGGGCATGGGAACCGCGCGGGCGCAACTGAAAGACATCCTGATGACTCCGGCTAAAGTGATTCGCGACGAGGCCAAAGACATGGTTCCGGTGAAGACCGGCAATCTCAGGGACGCGATCTTCGCGGCTCGCGGACCGGACGACAAGCGGGGTGTCGTGGTGGGTGTGAACGGCGCTAAAGCTCCGTACGCGCGGTACGTCGAGAAAGGCACTTCGCGTATGCCCGCGCACCCGTATTTCCGGCCAGCCATTAATGCGGTCGCACCGGCTATCGCCAACATGATCGCGGACGACATGAAAAAGCTCATCGAGGGCATGGCGAACGAACTGGGGTATCACCCGCCGACGGCGTAGCCATGGTCATTGTCGAACAGGTGATTCGGGATCTGCTGATCCAGACCAACCTGTGCTCGACGCGCGTGTTTCTGCATCGCGCTCCGCAGGTTCCCGCCGAACAGCAGAAAAACCCGTTCATGATTTTCTTCCACGTCGCGCCACTGCCGCTGGGCGCTCACTCCGGACCGCTCACGCTCCTGCAGCGCGACTACCAGATGTCGATTTACGACCCGTCGCAGTCCAAAGCTCTGGCCATCGGCGATTCGCTCCGCGCGGCGCTCGACGGCTACCGGCAGGATTTCGAGGGCGTCCGGTTCGGCGCGATCTTCTACCGCAGTCAGACGCACGGCTACGAAAACGAAACCAGACTTCATGAGGTAGTGCAGGAATACCGGTTCCTGTATCAACTCATCGACCCGCAACCCGCACCACCACCAACCCGCAGTAACACCCGCATCACAAGGAGTAATTAACGTATGGAATCAGCAGTTCTTGAGCAACCCGTCACCCAGGCGGCAACCGGACAATATCCTCCGCGACCGGCGGCACCCAGAGCAGCCGGGGCACCGCTCACGCCAACCGGCGGCGCATTCGGCGCGGGCGGACATGACGCTCCGCCTCCGCCGGTCGTACACCAGACCGCGACCGGCTCCGGCGGACAATCCGGCATTCCGGCCTATGGAACCCAGATACAGGTCATGTCGCAGTCGTCGCCGGAAACCTATGAAACCATTTCCGGCGTGGGCGACATCACCGGACCCAATACCCAGGTGGCGGAAATCGAGACAACCTCGCACTCGACCGGCTCGCCGCACCGGACCTACATTCCGACGCTGATCGACGACGGCGACCTGTCGTTTCCGATGTTCTGGAATCCGGCGGACCCGACGCAGGCGATTGATTCGTCGTTCGGTCTGGAGTATCTGTTTCAGAACCGGATTACGACTAAATTCCGTATGGTGAACACCGACCCCGGCCACCAGACGCGGACCTGTTACGGGTTCGTCAAGCAGATCGGCGAAACCTACCCGGTTCAGGGCATCTGTACCCGGCAGGTGGTGATCCGCATCGCGGGCACGTGGACGGTTGTTCCCTCGCCAATTACCATGACTCCGTCGTCTGCCACGGTAGTAGCGGCGGGCGGACCGGGCACGTTCGACGTGGCGACCGGCGGCGTTATCTCGGCGGCATGGACTCCGGTCTCCGATGCGTCATGGATCACGATCAGTTCGCCGACTACTCCGCAGACGCAGGACGGTCCGGTCGATTACGTCGTTGACGTGAATGCAGTCGCGGCACCGGCGCGGACCGGGCACATCATGATAGCGGCGCTCGGTCTGACGTTCCAGATCGATCAGGCGGCGGGTTAACCGGAGGACGGACTCATGGCGAAACCCGAACCCGGTCAACCGATTCTCGTCAACGTCGGCGAACGCGTCCTTGAACTGAAATACCCGCTGTCGATTCTCAAGCAACTGGACAGCAACGAGGGCATTTCGATTCTGAAGGGCGACGGGATGGCGGCGGTATTCACCGACCCGGCTAAGCTGTCGGCCATTCTCTATTACGGTCTGAAAACCAGACAGGCGGACGTAACTCCGGAGTGGGTGGACGATAACATCGATGCCTCGATGCTTCTGACGCTGGCTCCGACGCTGGCCTATGCCACCACGGGCCGGTGGCCGCGAATTGCTGCCGATGACGACGAGGCGCAAAACCCTACACTTCCGGCGAACCGTTCAACTGGATCGACCTCTGGTCCGTCGGACGCTATGACCTCGGCTGCAGCGACTGTGAATTCTGGTCACTGACCCTTGAGGAATTCGAGGCGCTCCGGCGGCGCTCCGAAGCGGCAGCGGATTTCCGCGAGTATTGCGGGGCGCTCGCGGCGTGGGCGGTGTTTAACGTTTACCGCTCGAAAAACATCCCGTTTCAGCAGGTATACGAGTTTATGTTGCAGCGTAAGGCGCGGCTATCGCTCCGGCAACCGGCGGTGCATTCTCAGCCACCGGCGCGACCGGCGGCTCCGGCTCCCGAACAGATGCGCTTTGCGCGTCCCGGCGAGCGTCCGCCGTCGCGATTCGCTCCCGGCAACCATCCCGATGTCATAGCTCAGATGGACGCTTACGCCACCCGGCGGCGGCTCTGGAGGAACCATGGCGGCTAACGCTGGCGACCTGCTCGCCACTCTATCCCTCGAAAACAAGTCGTTCATCGATGCCATGAAAGAAGCGTCCGACGCGGTCGCTTCCAACACCGGAGCGATGAGCGAACAATTCTCGAAACTGGGCGGAATGCTGGAAACAGCGGCCAGTTCGCTGGCCTCGCTGGGCATCGGCGCGGCCATGGAAAAATTTGCATCGTCCTGTCTCGACGCGGCGGTGGCTGTCGATAAACTCTATGCCTCGTTTAAGGCGCTCAACGGCGCGACGGATGAAACCAAACAGGTATTTGAAGATATTCAGGGTCTCGAACTGACGTCGAAGTTCGATTTTGAAAAGACGCTGGGTCCGGCGGCGCAGCAAATGATGCTGCTCGGCGTCAACGGCAAACAGGCGGCGGAGACCATGTCCGCGCTGGTGGATGCGGCGGCGGGACTGAAACAGGGTCCGGACTGGATAACGGCGGTCTCGAACACGCTCGCCAATATGTCGGCGCATGTGGTTGCTTCGGGCAAGGACATGAAGCAACTGCAGCAGGACGGCATCGACGCTTACGGCGCTCTGGCGCGGCAAATGGGCCTGTCGATGGATGAGGCTCAGACCGAAATCAAAAAAGGAATGCTGTCGTCGGCGGACGTAATTAAGGCGGTCACGACCGACATCGGAACCAACTTCAAGGGCATGGCGGGCGCGTCGCTCGACTCATGGGCGGGCGCGATGCACCTGCTCGATACCGCGACGCATGACGCTCAGGTAGCCATCGGCGAAGACCTGAAAAATCTCCGCGATAGTCTGAAACCGGTCATCGAGGAAGCGGCGGACGCGGTCGAGAAATTCACCGAAATCTGGAAAGAACTGCCGGGTCCGATTAAGGACGTTCTGATCATCGTTCCGGCGGTCGCGGCGGGCGTCATCGCAGTGGCGGGCGCATTCGCCGCTTTACAGGCAGCGCTGGCGCTGGTCGATTTCAACCCGGTTGTACTGTCCATAACGGCGGTGATTGCGGCGCTCGCGCTTATCGCGAAATGGGCGTCGGAAAACTGGCCAGCGATTAAGGCGGTTTTCGCGGAGGCGGTCGATTACCTGAGTAAAGTATTTGAACCGCTGATAACCGTCTGGAAACAGGACTGGGACGACATTAAAGCGGTCGTTCAGACCGTCTGGGACTGGATTTCGACGGCGGTTCAGAAACTCGGCTCCGTTATTTCCGCCGTGGCCGGTTTCGTCGGCGGCATTACGGGCGCGATCACCGGAACCAGCGACGAATTTAAGAAACTGGGCGCGGTCTGGGATGACGCTCAGGCAAAGATGGCGGCGGCGGCTCAGGCTCAGAAGGACGCTAAAGCGGCTCAGGACGCGGCGGCTACGTCGGCGGCGCAGCAGCGAATCGCGGCGCAGCAGGCAGAGGCGGCGGAACTGGCGGCGGCGAACGCGGCCAAGGAGCGGGCGGCTCAGGCGAAACAGGCGGCGGCGGACGCCAAGGCGCTGGCCGATGAGGAAAAGAAAATCATCGACGGCCTGACCGCCGGTTATGCGGCTCTGAATGCGGTCGCTCCGGATGTGGCAAAATCCATCGCGGCGGGCATGGGAACCGTCGCGGACGAGACCACCAGGGCGGCGAAGGTGTTCGGTGAGGCATGGGATTACATGTCAACCGAACAGCAAACGGCGGCGGCAAAGGCGCTGGCTCTGGGCGACGCCTACAAGACGCTGGGCGTTACGGCGCAGGCATCCCTGCAACAGACGGCGGACACGGCGGACGCGGCGTTTAAGCTCATCTCCGGCTCTGCCACGGCCACTCAGACCGACGTCGAGAACGCGGCCAACGCTCAGATCGCGGCGCATAAGAAGCTGGCCGATTTTCTGAATGCGGACGCGATCACGGCGGTCCACGCGTTCGGCATGAAAACGGCGGACGAACTGAAACAGTCGGAAGACAACTGGTTCAAGTATGCGGACGTGGTAACCCAGACGTTCGGCGAGGGAACCAAACAGGCGCTCGACGCTCAGCTAAAAGCGTTTCAGCAGTACCAGTCGGACATGCTGGCTCAGGGTAAGGTGCTGTCGGACTCGGAACTGGCTTATCTCGACAACCTGAAAAAAGCGGCGGAGGCGGCAAAGGACCCGCTGTTGCAACTTAACGACGCTTACGCGGCGCTTGGTATCAAAACCGTCAAATCGCAGGTGGATGAAATCAAGGCGCTGGCGGATGCGATGGCGACGGCGGAGAAGATCACCGGCGACACGGTTCAGACCAACGCGGACCTTTACGATGCTCAGGACAAGCTGACCAAAGCGGTTCAGGACCATATCAACCTGCTCAACACCAAATGGAAAGACGCTCACGATCAGGGCAAGGCGTCGGCGGTCCAGATGTACCAGGCGGCGTATGACGAGGCGGTCAAGTATCTGCAGCAGGTGACAACTACGTCGGACGGTTCGGTCGCCTCGCTCAATCTGATAAAGGCGGCGACGGACGCGGTCGGCAAGGCGATGCACGACCTCAACATCGGCGCGGTGAAGGAAACCGAAACCGCGTTTCACGACATGGGCATCAAAACCCAGGCGGAACTGGAGGCGATGCAGACCAAAGCGGACACGGAATTCCAGCGTATCGCGGCATCCGGCGAGACCAACGCGACCACGTTGCAGGAGGCATGGATCAACCACACCAAGGCGACGTACGAGAACATTCTCCAGCAGGGCGGCACTCTGACGGAGAGCCAGAAAGCGGAACTGGATAAGGCGAAAACCAACCTCGATGAGCATCTCGGAACCATGCAGTCGCAGTGGAAAACCGCCTATGACGGCATCAAATCGAGCGTCGGGACGGCGTTCGACGACATGACCAAGCTGCTGGTTACCGGCGATGGTTCGTTCAAATCGGTTATGACCGGGATGCTGCAAAGCATCGCGGAGACGGCGCTGAACACGTTCATCGCTCCGTTTAAAAAAGCGGTATCCGATTTCGTCGCCAACGAACTGGCGGACCTGCTCGGCGGCAAGGGACTGGGCGGCGTCATGGATTCGCTGAAATCCATCGGCTCGACCGCGTCGAGTATTTTCGGCGGAGGCGGATCGACTCCTATCGGCGGCAACGTTCCGATCAGTGCGGCGGCGGGCGGCATCGGCGACGCGGGCGGCGCGGGCGGAGCGGCCAGCAGTATTGGCAGCGCCGTATCCGGCTCAATTTCCGGTGTTGTCAGTGCCGTTTCCGGTGTCGTCAGTGCGGTTACCGGCGTAATCGGAGTTTTCCAGTCGGCGCATCAGGAAACCTCGCTCAACGCCATCGAACACAATACCCGCTACACCATGATGTATGTCGGTGAGCAGGCCGACGGCGGCATCTTTCACGCGGTTTCTCAGATGCGCGACCTGCTCGACCATGGGCTGATTCAGATCGATACGGCGCGGACCGCGAACACGCTCGACGACTACCACGACCAGATGCTGCCGATGACATGGGACATCAAAAACGCGGTGCAGAAAACTTCGGACTTTCAGGACGGTATTCTGACGGCGCTCTCCGATTCGCTCGCCGTTTTACAGGACATCGACAAGGGCATCGGCTCGATAACCGTTAACGTTTCGCCGCAGGGACTGACGACGGCTGACGCGGCGCGGGCGCTGGGTGACCAGATAGCAAAGAACATGGCGGCGCAACTGACACTGACGGCGGTATGAACATCCGCATTCTCATCGGCGGCGCGGACTATACCGGGCGGGCGGTGCTGGAAGCCACGCGGATCAGTTACGACTCGTCGCGGCGGGTCACAACCGCATCGGTTACTTTCATCGGTCCGGCGGTTGCGGACGACGCGACGACGGCGGTTTACGATTCCGCGGTTTACGACGATTCGTATTATGCGTTCACCATCGACTATCTGGCCAAAGTGACGATTTTCGATGCGACGGGCGCTGGCACGACAAAACTGTTCGAGGGTTCGGTTCTCACCCAGACCATGAAACAGACCGATTCGGTCGAAGGAAGCCGGATTCTGTACCAGTGCGACTGCAACGATTACGCGGCGTGGCTCGACCGCTCGGTCGCGGCGGATATCGCTCCGGTTCCGATGCCATCGAGCGACCAGTACCTGATACAGCGGCTGGTGGGCGATTTTTGCGCTCAGGTGGACGCAACGCAGCATGTTGACCAGCTGGCGGCGTCGATTTACTCCTACCAGTGGCAGAACAAAACCTGTCGCCAGATTCTCGACGACATTTGCGCCATGACCGGCGGGCAATGGTACGTCGATTTCGACGGGGTGCTGTGGTACGGCGCGATCCTCGGCGCGACGCAGGCACCCTATGGTCTCTCGACATCGCCGGACATGGTCTCGACGTTCCCGGTCCGCGTGGATAGCTGGCGGAAAGACTTCTCCAATCCGATTAACTCGGCGTACGTTCGCGGCGCGGCGGTGGCGGACGGGTTTCCGTGGACGCAGGGTTCCTATCAGGACCCGGTCAGCATCAAAAAATACGGAACGCTCGGCCAGTCGCTCGTCGATACCCAGTTGACCAGTTCGTATGACTGCCAGCTACGGGCGCAAACGATGGTCATGCAGTACTCCGAACCCGTCGAACAGGGTTCGTTCGTCGTCTGGACCGACGGGCTGGCGCTCGGCCAGACCGTGCATATCCGCGAGGACAACCTCGGCATCGATGACGACTACATCATCCGCGCGGTCGCTATGGCGTGGCGCGACCCGTCGCTGGTCGAGTATTCGATTCAGTTCGGCGCGAAACAACCGGACCTCGAATCGTTTCTCCGGCTACTGGATCAGCGGACCCGCTGGGCATCCGCGCTGGTTCCGGCGGCGATACCGGCGGCGGGTTCGGTTACCGACGCGTCTATCGCATCCGGCGGGTTATCGGCATCGTCGATCAACTCGGTCAACGCCAGCGCCATCAACGGAACCATCACGGCGTCGCAGATCGGCGCGGTCAACGCCTCGGTTATACAGGGCGCGATTCAGGCGTCGCAGATCGGCAGCGTCAATGCTCCGGCGATTCAGGGTGCCATCACCGCCGGTCAGATCGGGTCCGTTAACGCCACCACGATTCAGGGCGTGGTGGTTTCCTCGCAACTGGCGGACGGGATCGTCGATAATCTCGGCAAATTCGCGGCGGCTCTGAGACCGGTTCCGATGCTGTCGGCGGCTCCATCGCTCCCCAACGCGAACAACCCGGCGGGCAGCTATTTCTACAACACCACCACGACGCATTTTTACCAGGTGACGGCGGACGGCGCGGGCTATACCGACGTCGGCACGGACCCGGATTCGCTGGCGGGGCGCATGGAGTTTTACAGTATCGGCGCGCTTAACGCCAAAGACATCACCGGGCTGATTCTGGCGGCGCAAATCAACTCCATTACGGCGGGGCAAATCACCGGATCGATTCAGGCGTCGCAGATCGGGGCGGTCAACGCCTCGGCCATCAGCGGACAAATCACGGCCTCGCAAATCGCGACCGTGGGCGCATCGCAGATTACCGGCACGATTACCGCCGGACAGATTCAGTCCGTCGCGGCGAATCAGATTACCGGCTCGATTCAGGGGTCGCAGATCCAGTCGATTGTCGCCAACACCATCACCGTGGGCACGCTGGCCGATTCGCAGATTGGAACCGTCTCCGGCGGAAAAATTATCGCCGGAACCGTGACTTCGGACAAGCTCTCGTCCACGTCGATTGACGTCGGCGGCGGATCGTCCGGCAAACCCGGCGTATTTAACGTTTACGACTCGTCTAACAACGTGGTCGGACGCGTCGGCACTCTCAGCACCAGCGATTACGGCGGCTGGTTCAAGGTGTTCGGAGCGGGCGGAACGTCGTATTCCGACGCGGTCGTTAAGACCGACGTCTCCGGCAACCTGACAATCACCAACGCGCGGATTACCATTACCAATCCGTCCACCAACACCACCATCGCGACCAACCCCGGCGTTTACGATTCGACGTATTCCTCGATTTCATGGGATGTCTACGGCACTTCGGACAAGGCGTCTCTGGTTTCGCGCGGTCTGGTCGTGACGAATTCGGGCGCACCCGGCAATCATCAGGTGTGCGCCATCGTCAGAGACCCGAACTACAGCGACGCGGGCACCGTGACCGTACTCGGCGCGGGAAATCTCAACATCGTTTTGAGCGGGCATGACGGCGTCGTGGCGGCGCTCGGTTTCAAATGCAGCGGCAATGCCGGAGTAGGCACCGCGTTCTATGGCAGCGACGGGTCGAATAACTATCGGTTCACCGTCACCGGCGGAATTATCACGTCGTACGGCTCGCCGGTTCACGCCACGGTGACGCAGGGACCGGTCAATCTGACATGCAGCGATGGCGGCGTATGGTCACTGTGGTTTGAGAAGGGGATGCTTTCGGCAGCAAATAAGAGTTAAAGGGAGAAAACATGGAAAACGGCAACCAAAACGAACCGGTCGGGGAATCGGAACTGTATCCGCTCGACGACGCGGCTATCGAAACCATCGCGGACCTCGACGCTCAGGAGCGGAACATCGCCATAGCGCGGAACGCGATACTGTCGTACTTTCTCCGGCAGCACAAATTAACCGGTAACTGGACTCTGGCACCAAACCGCCGCGAACTGACGCGGGCGGCGGCTCCGTTACCGGTAGGCTAAACAAATGCCGAACCAGAAATCGGTCTCTCTGCCGGTTACCCCGGTTATCCCGGCGCAGGTAAACCCCGGCGATAAGGTTCTCGCCGGTCATGAGAACACCGTCAGTCAGGCCATCGCGGACCTGTGGACGAATCAGCAGGCCATCGCGTCGGCGGCGGGCGCGGTTGCGAGTGTATTCGGTCGAACCGGGGCGGTAGTCGCAGCCAGCGGTGATTATACGGCAGCGCAAATTACCAACGCCGTTTCGTCGGTGGCGACATACGCGGACCCGGCATGGATAACCAGTCTGGCCTATAGCAAGCTGACCGGCGTTCCGGCAGCGGGCGTTTCTAGTGTATTCGGGCGCTCGGGCGCGGTCGTCGCCGTGGCGGGCGATTACACGGCGGCGCAAATCACCAACGCGGTAAGCACGGCGGGCAGCTACGCGGACCCGGCGTGGATCACGTCGCTCTCGTATGCGAAGCTCGCGGGCTCGCCGACGGCGGGGCAGATCGCGGCCATGCAGACGCCGTGGCAGCAACCCGTGAGCGCGGCGGGCTTCACGCTGTCGAACGTGCCGACCGTCAGCGGCAACGGCAATCTCACCGTGGCAGCGGGCGGCGCGGGCATCGTCGCGTTTCAGACGAACGCCGTGGAGCGGATGCGGATCGACGCCAGCGGCAACGTCGGCATCGGAACCACTTCGCCAGGAGTGACGTTCGACTGCATTGGATCTTCAGGCGGCATCAATGCCCGTTTCACCGATTCCTTGGCATCATCTCCGCGCTGGATGGTCGTCTGCAATGGCTCGGAGGGGCCGCGCATCGAGATGTGGAGTAATGCCACGCCGACCTATGCGGCAAGCGTCGGTATGTCCACGCCATCCGTTGCTTCCACTCCTGATCTCATCTTTTGCATGTATAACGCTGGCTGGGCTGAGCGCATGAGACTCACCAACGCGGGCAACGTCGGCATCGGGACGACTAATATAAACGGGGCTTTGACCGTGAACACTGGTGCGGGCTGGATGCTGAATGTTCGCGGCGATTACGCCACCATGGGGCTCCCATCGTCTGTAAACGTCATTCTCCAGCCAGTTAATACCGCTCAAAGTGCCGAAGGTTCGCTTTGCCTGCACTCGAACGGCCTTTATCTGTTAGGCGGCAACGTCGGCATCGGGACGACGACGCCGGGAGCGACGCTGGACGTGGCTGGCTCAGCGCGAATTTCAACCGGAATCGAAGTGGACAACAACATTTCGCAGAATTTGTATTGGAGCGGTTCAAACTGGATCTACCGCGCAGCAGGAATCGGATTACTCATTGCGCCCGGTTCCAGCTACGCATCTTTTTACTTCGGTCCGGCAGGCAGTGCCGGAGCCACCGCTTCCAATCAGGAAATGTTGAGATTTGGCAGCACCTCAAACTGGAACTATGTTGAAACTTTTGCGCCCGCGATAACTGTGCTTACTGGCCCAGGTTCGCCAGTTGAGACGGCAATGCCGAACAACGGCCTAACCATTTGCACGGGCAGCAACACGCAGTTATTGTTTCGGTTCAAAGGTTCCGATGGAGTCATCCGTCAGGGCGCGCTAACCCTTTCGTAGACCAAAAAGGAGGCATTAACATGCCAGCTATCGACAACACCATGCAGGCTAAATACCTGACCCGGCAGGTGGTAAAACAACGCAATTCGGTTACTCTCGTCGCGTGGGCGGCGTACCGGGCGACCGAACCGATTCCGGCCACGCCGGACGACGCATGGATACGCCAGCGGGTCGTCGCGGAAAACATCCCGATGGGTCTCGATTACATCGTAAACAGCACGCTCGCCTACTTCCTGCAGGACCCGGCGACCAGCGACAGCATACGCGGGTTTATTTCGGAGGACAATACCGAATCGGAGGAACAAACGCTGGCTCAGTCCAACGACGGAATCGTCGGGGCGTTCATGCCGCGATACGCGCAATCCACGGTCAGCGACCAGCAGGTCGAGGCGTGGCGCGAGCGGAACAACGTCCCGGCTCCGGCGAAAGCTTAGTCCCGTCCGATAGTTTTCAATCCGCCGGTCCGTCGGCGCTGGCGCATCAGACGGTCATTTTCCTTCACGACGGAGTCCCAGAATTCCGCCGGAGAAACCTCCAGCGCGTCGGCGACCTTCGCCATGGTATCGATACGCGGAATGCGTTTCCCGGTCTCCAGTTCGGAGACATAATTCCGGTCCTTTCCCATCGGTTCGGCGACCGCTCTCTGAGTCATACCCCGCGCTTCCCGCAGGCGGCGCAGCGCAATGGCAAATGCACGTCCCCATACATTGAGGTCGAGAGCCATATATTTCCCATGGTGATATCTGGTACAGATAAATCATGTAACCGATTAATCTTGTATGCAATTGAAGTCTGCTGGCGGCGGCTTTTCTTACATATGCCGCATCCGCACCCGGCTCCGGCAAAAAATTTTTCCAACTTTTTTCGATGGACGAAAAGCGGCGAAGCTGGTCCCTGCCGGGACGGCTTTAAGTTCTTTACCATCCAACGATTATCCCGGCACTGGTAAGAAAACGACAGCGAAACGGCGGCATTCACTACCAGTTATTTGTTAGATAATTGCAGCGTTTTTAATAACATACCCATTGACAGATGCGCGACTCCGCCGTATATTCACGCTATCCGTTAAGTGAGTGTCAGGCATCTAAAAACGCTGGCATTCCGGACGGTGTACTACTAATCACGAAAACAGTTCTAACTGCATTGGGCGGGCGCTGTCCGGCTCGCGGCGGGAGTTTTTCAGTTATGGGCAATACAAATCCAAAACGAGTCGTTCTGGCCAGATTAACTACGAACATTTCCAAGGAAGCCATGAGACTGTTGCAGTCGGAATGCGAGCGGCGCTGGGAGACGGAAGCTGGCCGCGTGCCCTATGGCAAGGTGATTACGGAAATGATCGTCGAACGGTTCGGCGAACAGTCGGCGGCGATTCCGGCGATTGTCCGCAGGAAACCGGCGTAATCATCGCCGGATAAATCCAACTTCAAATTTGTGACGCGGCGGAGGCATGGGGGATACGTGTGTCTGATGATGACGCTCTGGCGCGTCTGGTCGAAGACGACCTTGCGCGGGAGAAAAGGGCGGCGGTACGCGACGGCTATCCGGCGAAGTGCGACGAATGCCGGGTCGATTTCGGGGTCGCGTATCTGGCGAACCGGTGGCTGTGCGATTTCTGTCGCCGCGACGAGGTCCGGCGGCTCGACTGTGAAGGGATGAGGCGCAATGGCAGACCATGAACTCCGGCAACGCGGCATAGGCGGCTCCGACGTCGCGGCCATACTCGGCTGCGATTCGCGGCGCGACGCTTACAGCGTCTGGGCGGAAAAAACCGGGCGGCTCCGGCGCGAACCGCCGACAGCACGGATGCAACTGGGAAAGCTGTTCGAGCGGGGCATTGTCGAGTATTACTCATCGCTTACCGGACGCGAGGTTGTGTGGCTGGACCAGACTCGGCGCGACCCGGCGCGTCCTTGGATGGTCTATACCCCGGACGCGGTTTGCCAGCATGAGGCGCGCGGCATCGACGCGAAGCTGGTTTCGTGGGACCAGCGTTACCTGTGGGGCGAGACAGCGGACGACATCCCGGAACGGGTCCAGATTCAGTGCCACTGGTACATGGCGGCGATGGACTATCCGGTCTGGGACGTCGCGGCGCTGCTCGGCATGGACGAACCGCGCGTTTACACCATCCGCCGCGATTACGAACTGGAAGACGAAATTCTGCAGGGCGCGGAGGAATTCTGGCGGCGCTACATCGTCGGCGGCGAGGAACCGATACCCGGCGGCTCACCGGAAACCACGCGCTATATCCGGGAACGGTTCCCGCGTCAGCGGGACGATATCCGCGAGGCGTCGCCGGTCGAATCGGCGTTGCTCGATGAGTACCGGCGGGTGCGCGACGACGAGGACGATATCAACACCCGGCGGACGGTGCTCGAACAGCGGATAAAACTGGCCATCGGCGAGGCGGACGGTTTGACATGGGCGGGCGGGCGGTTCACATGGCGGAACGTCAAGGATTCGCTCAGGATCGACTGGGAGACGCTGGCCGAATCGATGCTCCGGACCATGGCGGCGGACGAACAGGCGGCTTTAAAACGCGAACACTCGGCACTCCGCGAGGGAACGCGGCGGATTAATTTTCAGCGGGCAAAGGTGGTCACAACATGAACGCAAAAGAAACATCGGCACCGGCGGGCGCGGTTGCGGTTCGCGAGGGATTCGGAACCGACGAGGTTCTCAGTCAGGGCGACATGGGGTCGTCGTCGGCGGTCGCGGCGGCGAAGGAAATCGAAGTTCGGGCGATTCTGGCGGAACGCCATCCGCGCAAACTGGAACCGTTCCGGCAGGGGTTGCTTCACTACTGCAAACATCCGGACTTTGCCGAATCCGCGATTTACCGGAAACCGGTCGGCGGCGGCAAAGTCGCCGAAGGGTTCAGTATCCGGTTTATCGAGGCGGCGCTCACGCTCTATCGGAACATTTTCATTTCGACCCGGATAACGTACGAGGACGCGGAGCGGCTGCTCATCTCCGTTGAGGTCTTCGACCTCGAAAGCAACCTTACCTATGGACAGGACGCGGTGCTGCCGAAGCTGGTTGAGCGGCGCGACTCCAAGGACCGGCGGGTCATCGGCGCTCGCATGAATACGTCCGGCCAGCAGGTTTTCATTGTCGAGGCGACCAAGGACGAGATGCGAAACGTCATGGGCGCGGAGCGGTCGAAGCTCATCCGCGATCAGGGGCAAAAGCTGCTGCCGTTCCACATTCTGATCGAGGCGCGGCGGCTCATCGACGAAACCAACGCCAACGAAAACGCCAAAGACCCGGACGCGGCAAAGAAGAAAATTCTGGACCGGTTCGCGACTCTGGGCGTCACGGCGGAGATGCTGACCGCATACCTTGAGCGTCCGCTCGATGGTCTGACCGCGAACGATGTCGCCGAACTGGGCGTTCTGTTCAACGGTCTGAAAGAGGGCGACATCACATGGTCGGATGTGATGCGGATCAAACAGCAACCGGCGGAGGGCGAACCGGCTCCGGCTGCGGAGACGAAACGCTCGACCCTGAAAGAAAAGATTCTGAAAAACCGCGAGCAGCGGACCGGCGGCGAATCGGGCGGCGCGGCATGAGTCGGAAACCCATCTTCATGGAGAACACCGAAATCCCTCCGGCGAAATCGGCGGGTTCCATCGTGTCGCTGCTGGTCGCGGCGGGCGCTCGCGAGGTCACCATGATTCACGGCGAACACCAGAAACTCATCGGTATCCGGTTCACGTTCGTACAGGGCGAACTGGTTTTCCCGTTTTCGATTCCGGTCCGCATCGACCAGTTGTTCAGCCGTATGTGGAATGCGCGGAAAAACAAGAACTCGGCGGACAAACCGAAAATTCAGGATCAGGCGGAGCGGGTCGCGTGGCGGCAACTGTTCCGGTGGGTCGAGGCTCAGGTCGCACTCATCGATACCGGCATGGTGTCGAACGTCGAAGTATTCACGGCGTACTGTCAGGACGCGACCGGGCGCTCCGTCTATGACTTACTCGTCGAGTCTAAGGTCAAGGCGCTTCCGGCTCCGGAAGTTCGCCAGTGAAAGGAGCAACAAACATGCCAAAAACGAACGAGAACGCAGAAAAGGAACAGCGCGCGACGCAGTACGAACGCGGCTACGCGGTTGCGATCCAGAAATACTCACTGCTCATCTCATTGTGCGTGGACACATTCCCGGCGGGGCCATCTCCGGCAGTTATGGGTCGAATTGGTCCGAATGGAATCGGCGCGGCAAACACCTTGCTGGTCGATGACATCCTTGGCGAACTGAAACGGTTCAGCAAGACCGACGCGCGTCGCAGCAAGTCGGCTCCGGCGGAGGCGGCGGCATAACTATGGCGATTACTCCGGTTACAACTACACCGACGCGGCGCGAGACATCGGCGGAGCATCGCGGGCGGCGGCTGATCGTGACTCTGCACCCGCACTTCCTAACCATCGGCGAAAAGCGGCGCGACGCGTTCGCGGTTCCATATGACGCGGTTTATGAACTGGCGCTCAAACTTGAGGCGCGGCGGACCCGCGAAGAAACGAGGCGGGCATCATGAGCGAGCGGCGAACGTTCGAGGCACTGAAGTACGCGTTCAAACCGGACGAACTCCGCGAACTGGGCGAGGCGCTGGCGCGGGAAACCGGCAACGTCGGCACGCTGGAAGACCAGAAAAAAGCGGCGACGGCGGAACTGTCGGCGCAGATAAAACAGGCGCGGCGGCGCTGCGACGAACTCGCGGAAAAAATTAACAACGGCTACGAACTCCGCGAGGTCGAGTGTATGTCGATGCTGGAAACTCCGCGTCCCGGCATGAAACGGGTTATCCGGCTCGACACCAACGAAACCGTCCGCGATGAACCCATGACGTCAGCGGAGATGCAATCGTCGTTCGGATTTCGCGAGGACGACGACCCTCCGCCACCGGACGGCAAGTCGCGAGGCGCGGGCAAATGATAAAGGTCGTCGGCAGAAACGAGTATCTGCAAGTTATCGGCTTGCTGGCGTTGGCGCGTCAGGCCAAAGTGCAAATGGACGCCATTGAAAGCAGTCTAAAAGAGGTCCTGAAAGTCAGTTCGCAGGATTACGAAATATCGGGCGTAGGCGATCCGAATCACATCGGCGACGCGATCTTATCCGGCTACACGGCGGACGAGTTACTGAAGGAAAAACTGGGTCTGGAAATTGAAGGACCGCAATGACCATCAAACTTATCGGCCTGGTAACCGGCGACGACCATCCGGCGAGCGGGCGTTACGTGGTCTGTTACGACGCGGAGGAGCACCGGCCTGACGGCGGCTACGACGGCGGCTATCTGGCGACGACGGGCAACCCGAATATGGCGAAACGGTTCGAGACGGCGGAGGCGGCTTGGCGTTACTGGCGCTCCGGTCCGACGTGCCGATGTCACCGGACGCGACCGGACGGCGAACCGAATCGACCGCTGACGGCGTTCACGGCGGAAATCGAGTGACCTCGTTTTTACTGGCGGTCGGCGTGACGATAGCGGCGGCGCTCGCGGCGTTCGGCGCGGTCGTCATCGTCCGCTACGCGCAACTGGAATTCCGGCGGCGGCGGCGGATGAGGGAACTGAAATATGGGAGTAAGGGGCAATGACGGCAACGATACAGGGAGCATCGGAGACGAAAATCAAAACGGCAGACGTCAGGTTCGTCAAAGAGTTATACCCGCGTCTGAAACCAAGCGAGCAGGTTATCGAGCGGTACCGCGACGCAATCGCTAACCTACCGCCGATTGTCATTGCTCGCGGCGGACTTCTGGTCGATGGTTTTCACAGGTGGCAGGCTCATATCCGCGAGGGCGTCGAAGAAATCGAAGTAATCGACCTCGGCGATATCGCAGATGCTGAAATCGTCCGCGAGAGCATTCGGCGGAATGCGTCACACGGCGAGCAACTGTCACAGGCGGACAAAAAGCACCTCGCCGGTCACCTGTGGACGTTGTTCGCGGCAATGCGGACCGGCGAACGTATCACTGAAATTGCGGATTTACTTTCAGTGGACCAGCGAACGACCGAACGATGGACAAAAGACGCGCGAGATATCGAAAAGGACGCGGTACAGAACCGGGCTTATGACCTCTGGCTCGACTGTCACAGTCAACGGGCTATCGCCAAAGCGATAAGCGATGAGTACCCGGCGTTCGCGGAAATCACTCAGCAAACGATGACAAACTGGCTCAACAAATTTACGACAGATGCCGCAAATTTGTCACCACCCGAATCCCGGCAGCATTTCGATATCTGGAGTTTTCCGGCGGCGGACAAGGACGCGGGCGCTCAATCCTATTTCGGAGCGTTACCGCCTCAGGTGATAGAGAACCTGCTCTGGGGTTTCACGAAACCCGGCGACATTGTGATGGACCCGTTCGCCGGTTCGGGTACGACGGTGGACGTCTGTAAGTCGATGGGGCGGCGGGTTTGGGCGTCCGATATTCGCGGCAATAATTACTCGCGGCATCTGCCGATTCACACTCACGACATCACGACGGGATGGCCTGCAACGGCTCCCAAAAAGGCGGACCTGATACTCCTCGATCCGCCGTACTGGAAACAGGCAGCGGGGCGCTATTCGACAGAGCGGGGCGAACTGGCGGAGATGAGCCTCGAGGATTTCAACGCAGCATGGGATTGCATCGCGGCGCTTGCAATGGCCCACTCTCAGCGAATCGCCTACATCATATCTCCGACGCAAACCGACGACGGCGCGGTCATCGACCACGCGACGGACATGCTCAGACCATTCCTGAAAGACCGGCGGGTCGAGCGGCGGATTATCGTTCCGTACCAGACGCAACAGGCAACCGGGCAACAGGTGACCTGGGCGAGGGATAACCGGCGTTACCTTAAGCTCTATCGCGATTTGGTGGTGCTGTCGTGAGCGGCTTCGACGAGCGAAACGGTCCGGCTCAGGAACTGGAACGGCGGATAATAACCCGGCTCCGCCAACAGGGATGGGTAGCGTTCCCGTTCGGACAGGCTTTATTGCCGGAAGAATGCAGAATACGGCTGAGTACGGCTGAGGACGAGTATTTTCGTCCGTCCCTTTTTCGCTGGCTTCCGGACATTATCACGTTCGCCAGCATGACCGCAAATCAGGGAATGCTCAGCGTCCGGACCCTCATAACCGGCGTGGATGTTAAAGCTTGCGGTAATCGCACTAACAATTTCTCAATCGAAATTTCGGCAGTCGAGGCGGCGGAGGCGTTTATTGCTATGTATACTCCTACCGTTTTCGTGTTCGATGACGGATCTGTACTGACTCCGCGCGTCATTCGGCAGCGCGGGACGCGGCGAAATGATGGCAACGGTTCAAGGACGGCGTATTATCTCGTCGAAAAGCGGTTCGCGCGTTCGTTCGACGAGGCGTTTCCGCCGTTAAACTCCCAGCGAATCGACCGCTCGAAAGTGATTACCCGTTCATGACCATTGAATCCGTTTTCCGGACTCTGTTTCCCGGCGACGAATACCAGTCCGACGCGGCGGCGCTCCGGCAGATCCGCGAGGAGGTCGAGTGTCTCCGCGAGCAACTGGCGGTCCGCATCGGCGACGTCCGCCGGACGATGGCGGAATTCATCCGGCAAACGCAGGACGAAGACGCACTCGCGGCGATGTTGCTCGTTTCGCGCGACATGGTTGAACAGGCGGCGCGGATTCAGACGCGCGGCATGCTTCCGGCGGAGAAAAGTGTCCGCGAACTGCAGCGCGCACACGATATTGTCATCAGTCTGATAAAGAATCCGGCGCACCGGATTGCGGTATTCGGCGAAGATTCGCCGGAGACGCTGGGACTCATGTCGGCTAACTGCGACGTCCTTTGCTGGGCGCTCGGCCACACCACCTACAACGGGACGTTCGCGGAAAATCTGGCGGGCATCGAGGCGGCAATGTTCGCGCGGGGATTCACTCTCGGCGCTAAGTAGGAGTAGATAAAATGAAGGGATATGAACATCTCCGATTTAATGCTCAGGTGCAACCGCTGTCACCACCAATGGCTCCGGCGCTCGGCGCACCGTCCCAAGCAGTGTCCGAAGTGCAAAACCACGTTTTACGACCGCGACCGCGTCCGCAACATACGGCGCGACCGGCGGGCGGCGAAACGTGGCTAAGCTGTGGAACTCGCGCGAGTCAATGCTCCGCGATTTCGCCATGTTCGACGCTGAGGCGGCGCTGATGCAGGAACAGGCACTGAAGGACGGGCGCAAGCTCACGCGCGAGGATGTCGCGCTGTTGATCGACATCGCGAAACAGCGGCAATCGCTCATCGAGCAGATGAAAGACCGGCTCCTGTCCGGCGACGAACCGGACGCATTGCGGCTGGCGCGGCAGATTTGCGGGTTACCGGCGGAGGTGACGGAATGACGCTGACGGCTATCTCTCAATTGCCGTTCGTACAGGTGGCGCTGCCGATTGTGGTTACCTTTATCGCGGTCGGCATCTGGCAGAACCGGCGGCTCGACGACATCATCGGGCGTCTGGGCCGTATCGAATCAAAGCTTGACACCCACACCGAACGGATTGCCCGACTGGAAACGAGGGCATGGCGATAAATACCGGCTCCGGCAGGGAGCCAAACCGACGGCGTACGGTAACGCTATTAGCTATAACATGCTATAGTTAATACATGAACAACACAGCAGCAAACAACGGCAAACGCGAACGGGCGATAGCCATGATTCGCGTTTCCGACGCGGGACAGGCGGGCGACGACCGTTACGGTCCGCAGCGCCAGCGCACGGCGATTGAACAGGGCGCGGCGCGGCATAACGTCGATATCGTGAAGTGGGTCGAGATTATCGACGTTTCCGGACGCCACGTGCAGGACGACCCGGATTTTCTTCGCATGGGCAGCGACCTTCGCGCGGGCGTGGCCGACGGCGTATTTGTGGCGGAACAATCGCGTTTCGTTCGTCCCGGCACCTGGAAGGAATACGGCGTTCTCGATATTCTCCGCGACAACAAAAAAGTGCTGTGGACACCCGGCGACCGGCTCGACCCATCGACGCGCGGCGGCTGGTATGCGCTCACCGTTGGCGGCATGATTTCCGGCGACGAACTGAACACGCTCCGCGAGCGGCTCGACGGCGGAAAGATCGAGGCGCGGAAAAAGGGTAAGCACGTGGGCGGCGCTCACATGCTTCCGCGCGGTGTGGTGTACCAGAAAACCTTCGATCCGATTACCGGCAAATGCACGTCGGCGAAATGGCAGCATGACGGCGTGGATTCGGAACTGGTCCGGCGGGCGTACTCGATGCTGGTCGAAGAAAATCTGGCGTTCGAGGAAATCGCGGCGCGCATCGGCAACGGCTGGACCGGCAACGGAATTCACAAGACCATGGAAAATCCCGTCTGGCGGGGCGTCCGCTCCTACAAGTGGACCGTCGGCGCGGAGTATCTGCCGGAGGCGACGGCGGCGAACCCGAAACCGAAGCACCGGCGGAAACTCGCGGTTCGCGAGAACCCGCTCGAAGTCAGGATCGACATCGAACCGCTGGTCTCCGACGAAGTCTGGAACCGGGCACAGGAACTGATCGCGGCGCGCAAACATCGCTGGCATAAATCGAAGCTGAAGAACGACGGACGCATCCGCCATCTGGCGACCGGTTTCGGCACCTGCTCCTGCGGCCAGCCGCTCTATCCGCGTTTCGGCGGGCGCGGGCCGCATCTGGATACCTATGCGTGCAGGACCCGGTACATATCGCGGGCAACGTCCTGTGGCTCGTCGCCGGTTAACCGCGAGGTATTCGACCGCGCACTCGAATCCATCGTCGCTGACAAGCTCTGCAACGCCGATACCATGATGGCGATTCTCTCCGGCATCCGTGAGCAGGCGGCGGCGAAACCGGACCCGTCGCGGCTAAAGGCGGAGTCGGCGGTCGCGGCGTTCGAGACCGGACGGAAAAACCTGCTCGCGCTGGTTCGCAAAGGGCTGATGACGGAGGATGAATTCCGCGCGGAGATTAAGCAACTGGAGTCCGATAAGACGGCGCTGCTGGCGGCGCTCCCGGCTCCGGCTCCAAAGATGGCGGAGTCCGACATCGTCCGCATGCTGGCTCAGGCGTTCGCCGGTTTCGCGATGCTCGACTGGGCTTCGAAGCGGGCTATCCTGTCGCGTGCGGTCCGGAACGTGGTGTACCGGGACGGCGCAATACCGGAAATTACGATATCCGGCGGGTGGCTTGGGATGGGAGCCAATTCCCTACCGCAATCAAGACCGCAATCGCAAATTGGCTCCGCTCCTGATGTCGTCGTCCGCTTCCCGCAACCGGTTCAAATAGCGGCGGTTATCCGGCCATCGAAGAAAGACAACCCGGTTTACCGCGAAACGCTGGCCAAGGCTCGCGCGGCGTTCAACGCGTCCATGACCCCGGCGCAACGCTCCGAAATGATGCGGCGGCGGTACCTGAACAGCAAGACCTGCCGGGCACGCCAACAGGCGCTCGCAGTCAAGGCGGCATGACGGCGCGGCACAAACACACGGCAGTAACCGACGGAACCCGCTCAGGGTTCCGTTTCGCGTTTGGGAGGCACTTTATGGACGAACCAAAAGAAATCCACACACTCAATATGGCGCGGCGGGATGGTGGCGACGGGCAGCGTGCCCATTCGAAGCCAAAGATACCAAAGGTCGCTTACACGGGGCGGTTGGCTGAGATGGCCGCATTGCGCCAGTCGGGAGTCACGCTGGCTGAGATCGGTACCCGGTTCAATATCACCAGAGAACGGGTACGCCAGTTAGTCGGCACGATCAAGCGTGTGCCTAAGCCGGTCAGGCAGGTATGGGAGCAGAAAAGTTACTGGCTGAGAACCATGCGTGGGTGGCTCTGGAGCGCTGGGTATCGGCGTTGTACTGAATGTGGCCTCTGGTGCGGGAAAGTAACCGCGACAACGCGCAGGTGCCCTGACTGCAACGCTCGGCGAACCCGCGAGTATTACGCCAGACCAGAGGGCAGGGAAGTTATGAGGCGCTGGCAACGGGAGAACCCGGACAAAGTGGCTGAGTACATGCGGCGATGGAGAGAAAAGAATCCTGCAAAAGTTGCCGCTGCTCATCGTCGCCGGCAGCAAGCGAAACCGGTGCGAGTCAACGCCAAAAATCGTGAATGGTATCAGCGGGCGAGAAGCGAGGCCGTCATCACTGGACCCGCTGATCTGATTCGCGGCATTGAGTCGATCATGGCGCGGCGGGATGGTGGCGAGAGTAAAACGAGGGGGGATTGCGGCTTATGAAATGTCCGAAATGCGGGGCTGAATACGAAACCCTCATCTGTCCCGGTTGCGCGGCGCGGCTGTCGCGTCAGGCGTACCTCAAGCTGCAGGAAAAATACCTGCCGGACGTGTTCGCGGGCGCTCCGATTAACCTGTCGCGGCGCAACCGGTCGTCGCCGTTCCATGTGGCTCTGTTCGGCGACCCGGCGCACGCGTTCTGTAACGCGGACCTCGGCGGTCCACAACTTCGCGAGCGGGATGAATACTCGTCTGAACTCCGCGTGCGACTGTGTCCGGACTGTCTCGCGGTGTTCGATGATGTCGCCGAACGTGTGGCGGCTCGACTGGAGGCGGAATGATACCGGTCCTGATTACTCCGATGCATGAGGCGATACCGCGCGTGTTGCCGAACGACTGGCGGTTTATCCAGCGGTTTGGCGACGGCGGCGCATGGCAGCGGCGCGACGGTCTGAAGGTGCTGGTCACGACGGCTCCTTACGACGACGGGCGCGAGTGGATGCATATCAGCATGTCCCGGCGCGACCGGTTGCCGAACTGGGACGACATGAAGGAAACGAAAAACGTATTCGCCGGGGACCGGTTCGGGTACCAGATATTTGCTCCGCCGTCGGAGCATGTGAACATTCACCAGTTCTGCCTGCATATCTGGATTCCGCTCACCGGCGAACTGCCGATTCCGAATTTCGGCGAGGGCGGCACGATATGACACCGGACAAGGTTTTCAGGGTCGTCTACAAAGTGACGACGGTGGCGGGCGCGGACCATTACCACGCGCGGGTCATCGCGCATCGCGGCGTGTACGACGCGGTCGTCGGTGTCCTTCAAATGAACGCCGAAGAGTGGGAAGCGTTCAAGCTCGCGGCCTGCGTCGCCAGTATCGAAGTGGCCAAAGATGTCCCGCTCGTTCCGGCTTAAACCGCCGCTCCCGGCGCGGGAATCGGACGTCGTCAAAGCATGCTGCGACCTCGTCCGGCTCGGCGGCTGGTACCCGATACGCCTGCAGTCCGGATTATTTAAAACGCCGGATCACCGCTGGGTCCGCATCGGCGAACCCGGCTTGCCGGACTTTGTCGTTATCCATCCGGAGTACCCGGCGTTTTTTATGGAAATCAAGCGGCGCGGCGGCAAGCTCCGCGACGAACAGGTCCAGAAAATCGCCGTTCTCCGCGACGTTCTCCGGCTCGCGGTGGCGGTCGTCGATTCCACAATTTCGCTCCTCGACTGGCTCGCGGAGCATGAACGGATTCACACAGACAGGAGCAAAAATGCTTAGAGCACGACTCATTAAACCCAGTATTTGCTGGAACGCGGATCTTGCGGCGCTCGGCGTCGAAGCCACGCTCTTATTTGAACGTCTTTGGATGCTCGCCGACCGCGAGGGACGGCTCAAAGACAACCCGGCGGCGATAGCGGCGGAGGCGTTTCCGCTGTACCCGGCCATCTGTGGAAAAGCTGTGGAAAACCTGTTGAAAAGCCTGTGGAAAAAAGGGTTCATCCAGCGTTACAAGGTGCATGCATGCCATGCCAATGGTGGGTGGATGGCTCTGATTGAGATCGTAAATTTTCGGAAACACCAGTCAATACATCCGCATGAGAGACCGAGTGACCTTCCGATGCCCCCGGAAAAGTCAACAAAACAAAGGCTTAAAAAGAGATCGAAGTCATTGAATGTAATTACAAGTCATGACGGTTCCGTGGCAAGTAACGGCGTCGCCGTGACAAAATCGCTTACTTCTATACTTATCAATCCTTCTATAGAAGAGGATTTATCTAGACCAGAGAATGTAACTGTTACCGGCGATAGCGCGCAAACCAAAACTTCGCCGCTGACACCCGCCGAACCCGAACCGAAAAAACCGGCTGCGACCGCGGCATCGGCGACCGGCGGCGAGCGTGCTCCGCGTCGGTCGAAACCCGTCGATTTCTACCCGTACCCGGCGGCGGACGTCGAAGCTGTCCGCCAGTCGCTGAAATCGCTGGCTCGCGTGGCGCTGTTCCGGCTCCCGGACGCTGACGACGGAATCATCCGCGCGGTGCTCGACGCCTGCCGGGGCGCAACCGCCGATGAAATCCATGAAGCCATCCACAACCTGCTGGTCCGCGAGCGGTTCCGCGAAGTCCGTTCATGGGGTTTATTGCCGCATATGCTCAAACCGCTGTTTTCAGCACGTGCGTCTGGACAGCGAAACGGTGGTAATGTATTACAATTATCGGCAACGTTCACACAGTTTATCTGGTAAAGGAGAACCATGACAAACGACAGCAAATACGCGGCGTTCGGTATGACGGCGATTCTACCCGGCCTGATTCGCGCGGTCGAAGTTCTGCAAACCGAAATCGACTCGATACGCGCGACGCTCGCGGCGCTCGAATCCGGCACGCGGCAACGCGGCACCCGCCGTCCAAAGGGCGACGCTCAGGGACTAACGTCACATGGCAAACCGGTTAAGGACGGCTACTGGGCCAGACTGTCGGCGGGAAGAACGCAGCGCGGAAATGGCGAGACGGGTGGCGGCGCGGAAGAAAAAGCCAAAGGCTCTGACGGCGGCGCGAAAAGCCAGACACGTTAACGGAGCGGCGGCTGTGCAATGACCCGGCTGTCCAATCGCCAGTACCCGATGCTGCAAACGTTCATCGGCATGAAGGACACCGAATTCATGAGCATCGCGGAGGCGCAGCGTTACGACCAGCGTCCGTTTCGCTCGATGCTGATGCAGGGCTGGGTGGCGTATCGACCGGCGCGCGGATTTCACATCACAGCAAAGGGTCGCGCTGCGTGGACGGAATTCGGTACGACGGATATCGCGCGGAAAAATCCGTCGCTGCCGCTGACGGCGTATTTCGATCCGACGGCGTACGGGCTGAAAGTTGTGGCGAAGAAATCGCGGGCGGCGGCGTGAATGGGCTACGTCCAGTGCATCGGGCCGTGCGTGGCCTGCAAAAAAGTTTTCGCATACAATCCGCAGCGGGTTCCGTCGCTTACCATCGACGGCGAGCGAAAACCGATATGCCGTGAATGTGTGGAACGCGCGAACCCGCGACGGATCGCGGGCGGTCTCGACCCGATTGTTCCGCTACCCGGCGCGTACGAACCGGCAGACGAAAACGAAATCGACTGGGGGATGGAATGAACGCCATGCCGGACCGCGTCGCGCGGCTCGACCGCGATAAACGCGGCTACCCGATACCGTGGAACGTTCTTCGCAATGACAACGGGTTTCCGTTCTTCACGGTCAACGACGACCGGCGGGGATGGCTGGCGCTCAGGGGCGAACTGTGTCCGATATGCGGCGAACGGCTGGGCCGGTTCCGCTATTACGTCGGCGGTCCGCTGTCGGCGTTTCATCCGAACGGCTGGTTTCTGGATTTACCCGGCCATTACGACTGCATCCGGTTCGCGCTGCAAACCTGTCCGTATATCGCGGCTCCGAAATATCTCGGTCGCGTCGATGTCGTCCACGCGGAGCAGCTTCCGCCGGAGGCGCGGGTTCTGCTCGATGACACGCAGATACCGGAACGTCCGGAGGTTTTCGTGGCGCTCGCCGGTTCGCGGGTTGAAATCGGCGAACCGCGCGGACCCGGCGGCGCTCTGATTCCGTATACGCGACCGCGTCCGCCGTATCTGGGCATCGAGTACTGGCGTCATGGTCGGCGGCTGTCTGAAATCGAAGCCATGCCGTTTTTACGGGCGGCGCTGGGTGACGACTGGAAACCACCGGCGGTAAAGGAGAACGAATCATGGACGACGAACAAATTGAATGCACCTGCGGGCATCTGAGGCACGAGCACGGCGGGGACGTTAAGTATCCCGGCTCGACGGCCTGTCAGATCGAGGATTGCGACTGTACGTCGTTCGAACCGTACGAGGTCGAGGAATGAGAACTCAGTTACCCGGCGGCGGATACATTGAACCGGACCCGGAACCGCGCCAAAGCGAATTTCACCGGCGGATTGTCCGGCAGACGCGGATATCCGGTACGCTAACCGGCAATGATGTCTGGCTCGAATGCGGACACGCTGTCCGGACGTTCGGCGACCTGTCGAAAGCAAACGGCGTTGTGCTGTGTACCCGATGTCGCGATACGGCAAAGGCGGAAATGAATTGAATGACGGCGACCGGTACCGGTACTCAGTCTATTGCGCCACATGCTAGCATGTGGCATACTTAGGTCATGAAGAACTTCACTTACGAAAACACAGCGCCAGCCGTTACCAAGGTCTCCGGCGATTCTGAACTTATCGTGTATCGCGACTGGCTGGATGGCTTCTGGAAGCTGTTCTGGCTGGGCGTGCCGGTGCCGCTCGGGGAACGCTTCCGCACGATGCGCGATGCCGTTGCCTGGGGTGAAATCACCTTTGGCGTCAGGGCGAAGCGGGGCGCTCGATGACTATTCTCGAATCTCTCGAAAACGCTCTGGAATTTCTGGAGGCGCTCGGCTACAGGGGCGGTGATATCCATGACGACCTGGCATTGGCCATCAACCGTATCCGAAACCGGTTTCCGCAAACGGCGGGGACGGAATTATGAGCGCACTCCGCCAGTGGTCGCCGGACATCGACCCGGCGACGATCCCCGACGACGTCATCGTTTCGGAAAACGCGCGGCGCAACGCGCGGAAACGCAAGTCCTACACCGGCGGTTTGGTGTGGGCTCGTCACAACGGAAACCGCGCGGGCTGTCGCTGTCAGCGTTGTATCGACAAACGGGCACGGACAAACCAATGACAATTTTCAGAACTTCATGCGTCGCGCTGGTCGCGATGCTTTCAGCTATCCCGGCGGTCGCGGCAACCCGCGATTTCGCCAAACCCTGTAACGAACTGTTTCCAG